CCCTGGCAAGCTAGAGCTGGAGGTATGCGTGACGTGCGGCAGCTTCCGCGTCGAGAGCACCATGGGCGCCCCGTCTTACGAGGTCATGGAGGGACACAGCGGCGCCGGACGGCAGCAGCCGGTGTCCGAGTGTCAGGACTGCGGCGGTGACGACATCACCACCGAGATGGTGGAGGCACAGTGATGGGGCACCCCAACCAGGCGTGGCTCCAGAAGATGAGCGCATGGGCCACCCTCGTGCGCATGCGAGCCAACTACGAGGACCACGTGCTCCACGAGAGCGTCTACAAGCCGCTGTTCCAGTGGCTCTGCGACAACCAGCCCGACAACCTCGGGTTCCCACCACAGAAGAAGAGAGATGAGTGAGACGCAACCGACGGCCGAGTGGGAGTGCGCAAACTGCCACGGCCAACGTCTGATCGACCACGTGGAGTGCGCAAACTGCCACGGCCAGGGGCACGGCCCCACCCAGGCACACGGACACGGGGGGCCGGAGCTCTTCGCGGCGCTGGCCGCCTTCCAGGCGACCAAGCCGGTCGCGCGGATGGACGCGGTCAACCCGCACTTCAAGTCGAAGTATGCCACCCTCGCGAGCGTCACCGACGCGGCGCAGGGCGCGGCAGAGCACGGGCTGTCCGTCAGTCAGCTCCCCGGTGACACCCACGTCACCACGATGCTCTGCCACTCGAGCGGGCAGTACGTCAGGGTGGAGACCCCGATCCTATCGGCGAAGGACAACGCCCATGGGTTCGGGGCCGGGGTGACATACGCCCGGCGCTTCAGCCTGTCGGCCATCCTGGGCATCGCCGCCGACGAGGATGACGACGGCAACGCGGCGGTCGAGACGTCGCGCAAGGCCAAGCACCACAAGGACTTCACCGACGGCAACACCAAGTTCATCTTCCCGCGGCTCAAGGCCATCGGGCTCGACGTGGAGATGGTCAACGACTACCTCGTCATCCACGGCCGCCCGAGGCTGAGCGCAACGCGCCGGGAGAAGGCCAACGACCTGCTGATCGGGCTCGAGGCTCACGGCTCTGAGATCCGCAACCACTTCGACGCATGGAGGGCATCACGATGAGCGGCAAGCGACAAGCGATCCACATCCGGGTCAAGCAGGAGTTCCTCGACAAGCTGGACTCCTACCTGGAGATGGTCAACGCGGACGACCCGCACGACCGCCCGAAGCTGACCCGCAGCAGGCTCATGCGCAACCTCGTGGAGCGCGCCATCGACACGGAGATGCGCCGGCAACACATCGCACGCATCCGGGAGGAATTCATGGAGGTAAACGATGGGTGATACATCTGTAATCGTAGTGACCGGAAACCTCACGCGCGACCCCGAGCAGCGGCAGCTGGCGGGCGGACGCACCCTGGTGTCCTTTGACGTGGCTTGCAGCCGCTACAGCCGCAAGGAGAAGGTGGAGAGGCCAACCTTCTACAAGGTGACGATCTGGCAGGAGCGCGAGCAGGCGTGGATCATGTCCAGGGCGCAGCGCGGCACCGCTGTCACCGTCACCGGGGAGTACGATCAATCGCCCAGGGATGATGGCAAGGGGGTGTTCAACGACATCAGCAACGCCACGATCAAGCTGCAGCACAGGCTCCGGGAGACCGCCCCCCGGCCCGAGCAGCCAGACTTGGCGGTTGACTTGGACGACGACATCCCCTTCTAATCGCCTCAGCTAGTGGTCTAGCTCCGAGGTGTGGTTGCCTCACTGCCCTGGTCTCGCGGATCTATCCTCCCGCGGGGCCGGGGCTTCTTCATGTACGCACTACTCATCCCACTACTGCTCTCGTCCTGGCACGCAGACTACGTGCGGGACCACTGCGCCGCCTGCCCTGAGTGCTGCGCCACCATCAGCACTAGCGACTACCTCGTGGAGCGCGCCCTCGAGTGCGGCGCCACCGAGCGCCTGGCCCGGGACCTACTACACGTGGAGGACCTGGCCGGCATCCCCGAGAGGCTGCGCGGGATGACGCTGGCCAAGGGCTGCCTCGAGTCCCGGTTCAACACGCGCGCCGTCGGCGACCAGGGGCGGGCGGTGGGCATCTTCCAGCTGTGGCCCTGGGCGCTGCAGTTCATCTACGACCGCACCGACCCCATCGCCAGCGCTCACGTGCTGCTCGGCCGGCTCGTCGCAACCGAGCGTACAGTGCATCGCCACTGCCCCAGGGTGCGGGACAGGTGGAGGCTGGCGTGGATACGGATTAACCGTGGCCCATTCTGGCGACGCGCTGACCGTGCAGGTGAGCCTCGGTGCTCAGGTACCAGCCCGGCCGGGATGAAGCGGCTCAAGCGCTGGCACCGCGCGCGCTAGGTGTCGAGTTTATCGAGCACGGTGTCGAGCTTGCGGTCTGCATCGCGGATGATGGTGGCGAGCTCGGATTGCAGGCTGTCACGTTGCGCGGCGACCTTGTCCTCGGCCTCCCGACACTCCCTGCGGATCCCCTCGATGACCACCTCGTACTTCGCCCGGATGGTCTCGACGCGCGAGTCGAACGAAGTGTTCATGGCCTCGCTGTCCTGCCGGAAGGACTCGACCAGGGCGTCGAGCCGCTTCTGCATGCCGAGGTGCTGCCAGATGAGGAACAGAACCATGATGCCGAGCGCACCGTAGTCAGTCAGCGTCGAGAGTACAGCGTCGCTCACGGCTCAGTCGTCCACCACTTCGATGGTGACACCCTCACCGATCGTCATCGTGCCACCGTCGATGTCGACGTGGTCGGTCCTGAGCGCGCCCATGACCCGGGCGAGCTGGTCCACCGGCACCTCGGCGAGCTTGTCGGCGGCGTCACCGAAGCCCTCCTCGCCTGTGAGATCCCCGAGAAGACGCAGGAACCCGGGCACCAGCATGGCCCAGCCGAGCGCGTCCTTTGTGGTGTCATCCAGGGCCATCAGACTTCCCCGCGTCAGCGCTGCTCTTCGTGCCACTGCTCTCCGGGGCACTCGGGGCAACGCCGACCGCCCCGTCCGTGCGCCCCGCGGCTGCCCCGTCGACGCTCTTCGCGTCACTGCTCTCCGGGGCACACTTGGGGCAGGCCGCATCGAGGATGCTCTGTGGCAACCGGATGGGTGACGGGTTGGCGATACACACCACCACCACCTCGGGGTCGTCATCCCCGTGGACGGTGAGGCAGGTGCCGCGGTCGGTCTTGGCGATCGTCCAGCCACCCTCCATGAGGGTGTAGGTCGAGCCGCAGCCGCCCATCATGATCAGAAGGGCGAGGGCTAGGCAGTACTTCATGAGCACTCCAGGTCAACGGGTGACACGAAGCCCACGATACGATCGTAGGCCGAGCCACCCTTGATGATTGTCTCACGGCACACGGCACCGCTGCCGGCCGAGTGCCCCGCCGAGGAGCTGTTGGCAGCCACCATGGTGAGGCTGTTGATGTTCCTCGAGACCACGATACCCACATGGCCCTGGCGGGAGATGCCGTTGCGCACCTTGTCGGCGTCACCAGCCGGCTTGCTGGTGCGGGTGCGCACGCAGATGAGCCCACGGGGATCCGGGTAGTCCCAGATGTCGTCACGCGCGATGCGCCTGGACTCGTCGGCTCCCATCCAGTGTGTGACAGCGCGCCCGGTGCGCACCTCGTGGAGCTCGAGGCCCATGCGGCGCAGCGCATCGCAGCAGAATGTCACGAAGTACGCACACCAGGGCGGCTTACTCTCGGGCCGACCGCCAGCCATGCGCACAAAGAAATCCACTTCGGGGCCACGGTTGGAGGTCTTCTCTTTGACCCCGAGCCACGACTCAGCGTAGGTCGCCAGAGCCTCTTGGGTAAACGAGGAGGACACTACGGGGTGAGGTTCGCTGAGATGACCGGCGCCCCAGCGTCCATGGCGGGCTGCCGCCCAATGCGCTCCCACATGATGGAGATGTTGATGGTCTGCCCGTTGTGGCGGTTGCGGATGAACACCGTCTGCCCGCTTCCGGTGTACACGTTCCATGTGCTGCCTTCGACCACCTCCGGGATGGGTATGGGGTTGGGGGCGGTGGTGATGGTGGCAAGGGTGCCAGCGACCTCCGGGGAGTGCGTCGCTGACCCGTTGATGATGCGCCACATCGTAGTCCCCTGCGGGAAGGTGATGCTGTAGGTCGATGCGACGCCCACCCCACCAGGGTTTGCGAGTGTGTGCCCAACGCAGTCCCAGTAGACCGGCTCGTGTGTGCTGCTCATGTGTCACTCCTTGGTGTGACGGGTTTACCTTGCTGGCGCCCCGGTGCCAACCCCGGGGTTACGGATCACCTCTCCGCCCTCCGTTATGTACGGGGCCGGGCCCATGGTCGGGAGCGCACCGCCCGGCAGGGTCTCCGGGTACCTGGCCCCCGGCTCATCGCGCTCACCGACGCCCGGCTTGCCGGATGGGAGCGTCGACAGGTCCAGCAGCCCGAGCGCCTCCATCAGGTTCCTCAGCTCGGCGGGGGAGTTGGTGCTCTCCTGCCAGTACTTGGCGCCAGCCTCCATCAGCTTCGCCTTGCGCATGTCGAAGATGAGCGCCTCCTTGCGCTTGTCGAACTCTTCGACCAGCTGCTCCGCGATATCCCTGTACTCATCGGCGCGGCGCTCGCGTCGAGCCTCGAGCCGCTCCACCAGGGCTACGTTGCCCGCAGACCTGGCCTTCTCGATGCGCTTGTCCATGTTGTCCATGAGCTTCGTGAACCTGGGCGCGATGCCCTCGAGGTAGCGGCGCTTCATTGCGGCAAACACGCGGTCCATTTTCTTCCCGCTGCCCATGATGTTGAGCGTGCGCGGAGACTTGAAGAGGTGCTCCATGAGCGTGTCGGTGAGACCGCGACGCAGGCGTTCCATGGGGAGCGCGGGGTCCTGGGTGCCGGGCGCCTTGGGGTCAGCATATGTGGCCAACACCTCTCCGGCTCCGCCGCCGAAGCCCCCGGGCATCTCTCCGCTGAGTGAGGCCTCTGTGTCTACGCCCGCGATGAACCGCGCCGAGTCGGCGAACCCGGCGAACTTGTCCGCGAGGTCCTCCTGCTCCTCCTCGGTGAGCTTCTCGTTCATCAGCGCCAGGTCGGCCTGCTCGTCGTAGTAGAGCGCGAGACCCTCGGAGCCGCCCTTGATCGTGCGCTCCCATGTGCCCGGGATGAAGAATTTGGCGGCGGTGCGGACCAGGAACTCAGCCACGCCGGGCAAGTTCATCTCCCTCTTCTCGCCCATCGACGTCATGTTGATGTATGCGTCAGCGAGCGCCCCGCCGGTGAGGAAGGCGTGGTCCGCGATGAGTCCGACGCCACCACCACCGCCCTCGGCGCGCTCCCGGTGCAGCCGGAGGGACGCGCGAGCAATCTCCCGGATCTCCGGGTCCAGGCGGTCGATGTCCTTGTCCTTCATGAGCGAGAGCATCTCGAGCTTCCCGCTGTCGTCCTCCTTGTCGTACTCAGCCTGAGAGACACCTGGGGGCGCCTCCGTGAGCAGCAGCTCCTCATCGGCGGCTATGTAGCCCATCAGATCCATGAGCTGATAGCGCCCGCTCTCAATGAGACGTAGCCACATCGAGAGGCTGTTGATCGGATTGGCGTTGTCCACGTTCCACATCTTGAGGATGCCAGGCACGTCGGTCGTGTAAGGGATGAGAAGCTCCGACTTGCCGAGGCTGTAGGAGCCCGCCTTCCTCAGCATCTCACTCTCCGGCCCGGTCTGGGCATCGAGCGCCCCACCGAGCGCCCCCATCTTCGCAGAGTGATACATCTGGTCGGCCGCCCGGGCAGCCATCACCGCTCTCGAGGTGGTCGCGCCCCTTGTCGTGGGCCCTGCGAGTATCTCGCCGACGAGCCCCTGACGCAGGAACGGCACCATGCGTGTGCCCCAGCTCCAACCACTGAACGCTGAGCCCAGCATGTCGAACAGCGGGACGTTGCGCATGATGATCTTGCCCAGGGGCATGTTGGCGAAGTCCACATACGCCCTCGACATGGGCTCCATGGCAGCGCGCATGAAGATGGCTGCCTTCGCCGCCAGGCTGACGCGCTTCCCGTTGACCTCCATGTCCGACAGCCCCTCCATGGGCTCGGTGCGACGGATGCCCTCGACCTTCGACTTGGGTGCCGTGTCAAAGGTCCAGCTGTCCCCGTCCCTCATCAGGTCCCAGTGGTCGAGGATCCTGTGGTAGTTGAACATCCCGCCCTCGCCCTTGAAGGCGTTGTCGAAGTGGTCGAACATCCTGAGCATGGCCTTGCCGCCTGACAGGGTGGCGGCCCAGGCCTTCAGGTCGACGTCCTTGCCGGGTATCTGGCGGCGCCCCAGCTCAGCCTTGACGAAGGAGCTGTCGAGCCCCGCGCCAGCCGTCACCTGCGCCACATGGGCCTCGCGCGCGTACCTCGTCGGCATCCCGGCCTTGAACCTGTAGTGGTCCACTACCCACTCGACCGCACGCCAGGGCACCGTCGCATCGCCACGCATCCAGCTCCCGGTGAGCGAGTTGCCTATGGTGGCGCCAATCCAGGCGCTCATGTTCGCCGGCACCCGGAAGATCTTGTACAGGTTGGCTGCCGTGCGGGCGAGGCCCATAGCGGTGCGAGCCATCGCACCGCCCTTACCCTTCGCCATGGGGTGCTCCGCCAGCCAGCCCCTGTCGTATAGCGTCCACAAGATCGACCGATGGAGGGGCGCGTACATGTAGCCGCCCTTCGCGGCGCCCAGTTGACCGGCCTTATCTAGCGCCGCCATCCTGGCGCCCGGTATCTGAACATCGCGCGCGCCCGTCGGCACGTTGTTGGTGAGGCCCATCGCGTCCATGACCGTGGGATCGACGGGGGTCGTGTTCTTCAGCCGCAGCTCGAGCTCGGACGGGAATATATCCTTCCTGATGGCGAACCTCTCTCGGCGGGTGAGGTCCCTGCCCAGCCTGCGCTCTGCCTGCTGCACCGCGAGCGTCACCCTCTCGTTCCCGGCCACGATCAGATCGCGCGGAGACGAGCGAGGCATGAGCGGCAGCTCTGCCGTCTCTTTGTAGCGCTCGGCCATGCTCACCACCTCGGCGAGAGGCTGCGGGGGCTCCGACATCGCGAGGCTGGCGCGCTCGGCGCGGCCCATCCCGGCGTTGACCCTGGCCGCGTTCTCCGGGTGCCAGTCGGTGATATGATCCACGGCGGTGTTCTGGATCTGGCGCTGCTGAACCTGCCTCTTCACGCGCATATAGGCGACCTTGAGCATCTCTCCCTTGACCAGATTGTGGAACGCCGGGCTCGCCTCGATGACGCCGGCCTGCACTTCGGATACCCTGAGCACCCCGGGCCGGCCGTTCGAGTCGATGTACGAGGTGGCGATGTCGCCTATCTGCTCGTTACCCTTGGCGGCCCTCTCGAGTTCCTCGAGCAGGCTGTCGCGCACC